CTAATTGGAGTAAAAAAGACAAAGCACTCTTCTGGGCTTCTGTGGGCTTAAATGTTGTTGATGGTGCCCAGTCTTTCAAAGCAATTGACGATCCGAATCTTAAAGAGATGGGTCCTTTAATGCAAAGCAAAGGAAGTGTAGTGCTAGTTAAAATAGCAGCAATAGGTCTTACATACTGGATTGCAGATTCTTTTCCTAAATATAGAACTACTATTCTTGGGACTGAAGATGTAATACTTACTGGTGTAGTTGGTTGGAACTTTATACAAATTGGTAAGAATTAAATATAGGAACCACTATGGCAAAAACTTTTACATGTATAAAATGCAATTCAATTTTTACGTGGAAGCCGGAATACTCCTTGAGTCCAATCTGTCCCACGTGTGGTAATACTGATTTTAACCACAACGAGAAAGGAAAGGAGTAGGTCATGGCAGACAAAAACATTCGGGTAACTAAACAGGTCTTATTCACAGATGAAGCATTACTTCAGAGCGGAACAGTTACTTCGAGCCCGATTGACTTGTCAGAAGCTGTTGGTGGAGTTATCTTGGAAGTTAATTTATCGAGTTCATCATCATCCAGCAGTAGTAGTCTAAGTTCATCGAGTTCGAGTTCGAGCAGTTCGTCCAGTTCTAGTTCAAGCAGTAGTTTCAGTAGCAGCTCAAGTTCATCGTCTAGTAGTTCTTTATCCAGTTCGAGCAGTTCGAGCAGTTCAAGTTCAAGCAGTAGTTTAAGTTCATCGTCAAGTAGTTCAAGTTCAAGTTCGTCAAGTTCGAGTAGTTCGTTGTCCAGCAGCTCTTCATCGAGCAGCTCTTCATCCAGTTCCAGCAGTTCACTGTCGAGCTCAAGTAGTTCTTCAAGCTCCAGTAGCTCTGCATAGTTTAATTTATTAGTGAAAGGAGGAATATTATGGCAACAATTGGGACATTAAAAATAGAGGTTGAAGAGTCGGTATCGGGAGACAATTACGTTGAGAATGCAGTTGATCTTGTTACTGGAAAAGTGGCAGGGGTCTCCCTTGTTACCTATACTCCGAAAGTGGGTATTACAAAGGCAAGGTTTAAAGTAACGGAAGAGGGAGTTGCACCAGTTATTTTCTCCATGATTGCGGGGATAAAATAATGGCTAAGAAAAAATTAACCAAATCAAAGGTAGTGGCTGAAGAAGTCATTGAAGATCCTATTGAATATGCCGAAGAAGTAGATGAGCCAATTGAGGATTTTGAAGAAGTAGAAGGAACGATTGAAGTTCCAGAAAGCATACTAACCCAGTCAACGTTTGAATTTGATGAAATTAGGGGTACCCATGAAATGTCCAGCATGCCAGTATTAGGGGATGAGCAGGGAAGTATGTATATCAAAGCATCTCCATTGCCAGGCAATGATTTTAATTCGGCTGACCTACTACACTGGACAAGCAAAACCTTCTTCGACTTTACTTATAACTGCTGTCATCCTGAGAACGACAGCCACTGCATTGAGTGTTATAACAAAGCAAGGAAAGGATAAATGGCTACAAAAGACTATTCTGGAGTAGGTGAAGGACTACCATCTTATACTTCCAATCTAAGCTTGACGATAGATGACCTGAATACTACCCATGCAACTTATGATAAGTATCAGGATGAGTGGGGGTTCCTGCAATCCGCATATGATGGTGCCCGAACCTTGGTTGCTTTTGGTGCAGTACTTCGTCATGAAAGGGAGAGTAATGATAACTATGATCGTAGGATAGACGAAGCGTATGGTTTTTCTTATTCTACTTCTGTAGTAGACCTTTTCAACTTCTACTTATTTAAGGAAACTGCCAAGAGACAGCTTGGTGATCTTGCAGAGGATGAGTCATGGGATTTATTTGATGACGACTGCAACTTGCACAATGATAGTTTAGATGACTTTCTTTTAGAAGCAGGTAGGGCATCTTCAATTCAAGGTCATTGTGGAGCATTGGTAGATAAGCCAAGAGTAGATTTAAAGAATAGAGCCAATGAGAAGGCAAAAGGTGTCTATCCTTATCTGTCCCTTTACAAACCACTGGCAATCCTTGACTGGACGTATGATCGTGATGAGTATAACAGACCCAGATTGAGTTATTTGAAACTCAAGGATGATGAAGATGGTTTATATCGCTTGTGGTATCTGGATCATTGGGAAGTATGGGAAGAACCCACTACTGATGATAAGGGAGAAAAGGCTACAGGAACTACTGCTGCTAAAAAGTTGGATGAAGGTGCTCACTCGTTAGGAGAAATTCCTTTTGTGTGGTTGTATAATGGAAAAACTTCTGAGCGTGGTGTCGGGCGTTCTGATATAGTAGACATTGCTCGGATAGATGCTTCTATTATACGTAACCTTTCTCAAGGAGAAGAGATTATTAACTATGCTGCTTTCCCAATGATGAGAAAACCATGGAAGATTACTGGTGGAACGGTTATTGATGAAGTAGGGCCTACTGCTGTATTGGGTTTTGATCCTGATCGTCCAGAATCAAAACCTGATTGGTTAACAGCGGCAGTTCTTGAACCATTGACTGCCATATTCAATATAGTAATTGGGAAGAAGATAGAAGAGATTTACAGGTCTGCAAATATTGGAGGCATGGCTGGCACCGAGATTCAAAGTGCTCCAAAGTCAGGAACCGCTCTTCGTTCTGAGTTTCAACTACTGAATGGTAAGCTAGTAGCCAAAGGTAAAGGACTTGAGAAGTTTGAAAAGGAAATCATCCGCTTGTGGTTGCTGTGGCAGAAGCAATCTGAATGGTATAGTACAATAGTAATTGAACGAGCTGAAACTTATGAGATTGATAACCTCTCTCAGGATTTGGAAAATATTATGACTTCTACTTTGATAGTTCAGAATGCCGAGTTCAGTAGAAGGACTCAGAAGAAGGTGGTTCGGCTTATGTTTGCGGGTGAACCTGATGAAGTTATTCAGGAGTTGGAAGATGCTGTGGACGAATCGGTGGATCAAGCAGTAGAGATGGAACAGGAGTACTTAGCCAATCTGCCTGAGCAGATTCCAGGTCCTCCACTTGATCAAACTGGTCAGGAAGAATATGTTGAAGAGGAGGAATAAATCATGGCTAAAGGATGGCATGGAGACAGTGCAGGTCATGCAAGGGCTGCTAAGAAGAGAAGGTCACTTAATCATGGTAAAGGTTATGGAACCAGTCGAGCACAGAAGGCAATTTTAACACGCCACTTCTCCAGAAAGAATGGTGTATTTAAAACGATGGACTTACAGGAAAAGCTTAAGTCTTCTAAAAGTAAAGTTAGGGCCAAACTGAGAAAAAGGAAAAAATAAAGGAGGTGATTAGTCATGGGAGGAAAGCCAAAACCAGGTGGTACGAAGGATATGCGTCTTAAGAGGAACAGAAAACTCAGAGGGCCGAAGAAAAAGAAATAAAAGGAGGTGATTAGTTATGGCTAAAGGTTGGCATGGAGACAGTGCAGGACACGCAAGAGCAGCAAGGAAAAGGGGAAAAAGAAAAAGAAAACCTCTATCCGCAGAAGCAAGGAGAAAGAAGAATATAGCGGCAGGTTACGCAAGGGCAAGGAAACATGTGACTAAACGAGCCAGTCGATTTCCAAGCGGATATTAGAATAAAGTTAGGACTAAAAAAAACGAGCTAAAAGAAGATAATAAATGCCAACTCCTGAAGACGTCATAAAAGTTGCTGAAAGCAGCAACAAATTCTTAGCCAGTAGTATTGAAAACCACCAACGTAGGTTAATGGAGGCAATCAATCAGCTGGAAAAGAACATTATTGACATGGTCAAGGAGTTCAAGACTACCAATGGTACTTTACTGGGTCCCCGAGTCAATATGAAGCAAGCTCAGAGAGTACACGCACAGTTAAAAAAGTTATTCGACGAAACTTATGGAGTTGAAGCAAGGGCAGTTAGTTCGGGATTTGATCAAGCAGTCAAGTATATTAAGAATGAACTTGGTGAATTGGATATAGCAGCGGATTTTACGTCGGTGGATATGGATATAATTAATACCTTGAAGAAGAACACTTGGGGGACATTTAACCAGTTTGGTCTTGCCGCACAAGAGCGGATGGTAGATCAAATGTATAGTGCTATTTTGGGCAAAGCATCATTCTCGTCCCTTGTGACCAACTTTCAAGGAATATTATCAGGGCACAAGGATGCTCGTGGTAGACCAATGTCCATGTACGCAAACCTTTATGCTAATGATGCCATAATGAATTTCCACAATTCAGTTAGTATGAAGAAAGCCGAAGATGCAGGCATCGATTTATTTTTATATTATGGAAATCTTATTGCCACAAGTAGGCAATTTTGTATAGATAGAGTCAAGAAAGTTTTTTCTAAAGAAGTAATAGATAGCTGGGATGATGTGGACTGGGGTGGTAAGTCCGGTCCTGCTTATAGAGACAGAGGGGGATATAATTGTCGCCACCACTGGGTACCTGTCCGGAAGAGTTGGTTGAAGGAAGATGTCGAAGTTATTGAAGATGTTAATTGGGGCAAGAAGAAAAAGAAGGTTGTTCCGGATAGTAAAGAGTTTACTATATCAGATAAATTGAAGGCTCGTATAAGAGAAGAGTATGGTCCTCATAATCTTTTAATACAACCAGAATGGGAAGCTGAGTTTAAGAGACTTGGTTTCTCGGACGAAGCTATCCAGGAAGCAAAAGCCTTATTACAAGGGCATGGATCCGTTGAGAGTATCCAGAAGTGGTCTGATGCTGAGATACTAAAACATTTATCTGATCCTAAAAGTAAGGTGGGTGATGTTATACGAGCATCTATGGCTATGGAGGAGAAATCTTATCTGGAGTGGAAGAAGGGAGCTGCATTTAGACTTGAAAGAAAAAGAAAAGAGCTGGAATCTAGTTGGGATATTTTCTATAAGGCTGAGGCAAAGGAATCTGGAATTACGACCTTCGAGGAGTTTTGGGAATCTGAGAAATGGAAATATGAAGAAAAGCCCATCAGGGTATTCCGGAAAGGATCTTTGGATTCGGCCATACAATCTTGGACAACTGATGAGAGAGGAGCTTGGACAGGAACCGGAAGGATTACTCCAGATCATATGAGGACGGTTGATCAGTTATTGGAAGAAGGGTATAAGCCACTTGGTGGATTTAGTAGGATGATGGGAGCGCCTGGTGAGGCTGAGGTCACTTTTGTAAAACCAACTACAGTAGGTCTTGCTAAGCCAGGGGTTGTTGCTAAAACAAGGGAGACTCTCAAGGCAGAATATGAAGCCCTGAAAAAGAAACAATATGCGGTTGAGCCTTTTACACCCAAATATTTTGAATTTGAAGAAGCCCTTGCTAAAAAAGAAATTGAGATAGCAAGGACGTTTACAGCTGAGGAGTTGCTTGAAGCCAAAACTCAGATCCTTATTGATATGACCAGGACTGAAGGCAATGTAAAAATTACTAAAGCTATGAGGGATAAGCTTCAGTATACAGCCAACTGGGTTCCCTATGATCTCTTAGTCGATGTGCGAGAACGTGGTTTTAAAATTGTCATAAAAGATACAACAAAGAGTTTATATCGAGCAAACTATGATGAACAGTTTACGGCTTTTTTAGCAAAGAATGAAGGCAGGGAAGTTTTTTCCCATGAGTTTGGACACATAATTGATGCACACTTCAATGCCAGTGCCCAGGGTGGTTTCTATTGGGAGAATGGTAAGTTTGTTACTAAAGCAGAAGGGGTTAATTTAAGAAAATGGTTTGCAGATCATCATCCAACAAATACCAAAGGTGTATATACGAACGGGGATGGAAAGTTTTGGAAGAACAACTGGATTACTGATTATGAAGGTCGTATATATACAGATCATGTTGGGGTAGGGCAAGAATGGTGGGCAATGAACCTTCAACGGTATGCCGAATATCGTAATCGATACGAATTCGGGTATGATAGAATGATCAAAAACCTTACAGATAATATAAAGAGGTACGAAGCTGCTTTAGTAGAGACTAAGTTCCCAGGTACATATACCGATCTACTTAAAAATGAACAGGCGAGATTAAAAAGCGTATTGGAAAGGGGACGAGAAGGATATGCCCTTAGTGCTGGTAGTGAGTGGAATCTTGCAAAGCAAAGATATCCAAAACTTACTGAGTTTATAGAGACGAAATTTGGTAAGCCTTTTATGCTTGAAGAAGGGGAAGCTGTTATTGCGGAAGCGCAAGCCATCGCAGAAAAGAAAGTTGTTAAGAAAGTAGTGACGACGGAGTTAGAGGTAGAGAAAAGAGCAATGGTTGGTGCCCCTTTAGAAGAAGCAACAGCCCCTAAACTATTTGACGTAAGTAAATACGCAGATGATTATGATAAGATAAAACTCACAGATGCAGTAAGGCAGGCGGAATGGTCTGATATACAAGCTCAAATAAAAAAGGATTTGGATGCCATAAGGAGTGGGGAAGCCAAACTAAAAGAGGTAAGTGGTGCTATTACTGCTGATGCTGTTGATATAATGAAGAGTAATATGATCAAGGAACTCAAGACCTTCGATACTTATCTTGCCGGTGATACCACAAATCTTATGCGAGATTATATCGACGAATTGGGCAAAATACTAAAGAGTGATCTCAAAGCGTTTGCAGGTATAGAAGCGGCTGAGATGAATGATATGTTCCTTGATTCTGTCCGTAAGTTAGTTTATCAGGAAGTAGAATCCAACAGAATGGCATTTACAGATCATGGTATTCGACATATTGTAAAGAATATTTTATTCCAGAAGAACGTAATGGAAAGTCTTGCTAAACAGGGAATGACCTTCTCGGCAAGGGAAAGATTGCTTGGTCAATTTATAATGGTCCAGCATGATGTTGGTTATACAGTCCCATTAGTCAGGAGTGGTGGTCTCAGGGGGGTCAAAGCCACGGCTAATCATCCATTGTTTAGTACTAAGATTGCTAATCAACAGAAGGCTAAGTGGAATGTCGGAAAGATATTTACAGAAGATGAGTACCGTAGGGCGATGAAGATAATATCTACCCATGACTCAACTTCTTTGAGCATGCTGGATCCTTTGGCTTTTACCACTCGGGTATCAGATAACTTGGCATTATTTCAGGCAGAGAAATTGCCCAGCTTCTTCAGGTATATAGAAGGTGGAGAAAAGAAACTGGTCGAGTTGGGCAAAGCGGCTAAGATGGGAGATGAAGTAGCATTCAAGAGGGTTCAGAAAAGTCTCTATACAATGATAGAAAACTCAAATCTCAATATTCAATTAAAGAGAGATTTGAAGCATGCTATCAATGAAATGAGTAAGGTCACTCCTAAATTTACCATGGGGGTTTTGGCAGGAGAAATTACTGGGGTGTCAGCTACGGAGGCCAGTTTGCTTTCTGTGGAAATGTCATTTAATAGATTGGATCAATTACTCCAGTCGATGTTTGATATGGGGCAAAAACAAGCCAGGAAGTTCCTTGGGGATTATGGCATAACCAACTACAATAAGACTCGTTATCTATTGGGCAACTATAAAGGCAAGCCCATATTGGAAGTAGTGGTTAAGGGGGTACCTGCTTGGTCAGAAGAGTCCTTTGCTAATCCATTGACTAAGAAGCAAGTGGAAAAAGCCATTGCCTCGAGAAACGTGATAAGAAATAAGATCGGTGCCCTTGGAGATATGAATTCCATATTAGAAGCTGAAGCTACCTTGCCAGAAGCTTTGGAGAGTATTTGGGTAAAAGACGGGATTGCAGATGTTGCTCGTGCAGGAAGATGTTATGAATTGGCTTGTAAGAATGCCATGCGAAATAGTGGTTGGGATGTGGCACAAGGAACTTTGCATCCACCATTGGGACCTTTCCAGGATATGCCTTATGCTCATAGTTGGTTAGAAAGAGGTAATTATGTTTACGATCCTGTCTTGAATAAGTTCTTTGACAAGACCAAATACTATCAGACTTTCCTTGTAGATGAAGTGAATCTATATACATCCGAACAGGTATTGGTCAAGCAGTTGAAGTGGAAACATTTTGGTCCGTGGGCTGAGTATGAAGAAATGAATGCGGCAGGTCTTACCGTCAAAGAATCTATCAAGGCAATTAATGCTAATCTTTCCGCCACAGAATTTTTAGAGGAAAAGGCAGTTTTAGCTGAGGCAAAAGCGGCAAAGAAAGCTGAGAAATTAGTGGGGAAGGTTTCTAAGGATCTTCAAGAGGAGTTAATAACTATTACCCAAAAAGAAGGATCAGAAACGGTTGTTATCTTGGATTCTTCCGGTAAGAAAATTAGTAAGGTAGTCAGGGCTAACCTAGATGATCCAGGGGCTGTAGGAATTCCTAATGTAAAAGGTATAGATGATGGAAGTTCAAAATTTTCTTTAGTTCATACTCATACACTTAATGAACCTTTGAGTTATCAAGATATTAAATCTTTAGCTCAGTATGAAGGGATAAATTCAGTTTCTGTTTGTACACCCGATGGTATGGTATACACAGCTATTAAGAAGACTGATCGTTCAACTCTTATGAGGAAATTGGATGAAAAGTTCTTAGTGGAGAAAACAAAGATACTTGATGATTTTACTGCTGGTAAAATAACTAAGGCAGAAGCTAAGCGAAGACAGATCGATGCTGCTAATAAGATCTTAGTTGAGTTAGATAAGGAAGGATACATTGCTCTTCTTGAAACAAAAGCAGAAAAGGAACTGGCAGAGAAGGTGGTGAAAGTTCCAAAACCCGATAAAATAACAGTCGATGCTGTAAAAGAATGGGTAGGGGTAAAAGACTCAAAATTAGATTTCCAAGATTTTAGGACAGGATCTTCGGAAAAAGCAGAGGCGTTGAGGGCCGCTATAAAAAATGCCCCTCCAGTAGGCGGAAAGGTCTACAGAGGGATGGGAGTTACTGAAGAGTTTGTTGAAGGTTTAAAGCCGGGAAGTTTAATTGATTTGAATAAAGTAGCCTCTTTTTCGGAGACGGAAGGGATTGCCGCGGGGTTTGCTAAGACAGCTCAGGAAGCGGCAAAATCCTTTGGGTTACCTTCGATAGAAGCGGTTATTATTGAAGTAGATGGTCTTAGTAATGGTTTACGAATTAGTAATCTTGCCGAGAGTCTTGCTGGCCAAAGAGAAATACTTTCCAGTGGAAGTTTACGGATAAAATCAATTAAGAAAGTAGGCAATGTTTATCGAGTAGAAGCCACCCACATAACGGAAGCAGCCGCCGCAAAAGCAGAAAAGGAACTGGCGAAGAAGGTGGTAGCAAAGGCACCGATACTCCCACAAGGAGTAGTAGCTGAAAAAGTAGTTACGACAGCATTCAATGATTATGTTGCTATGGGGGGGACTACGTATGATAAGATTCCTTTGGATTTCGTAGAAAAAATAGGAAGTGAGAAAATAGCGAAAAGTCAACTTATGGAGGCAAAGCTTTGTTACTCGAATTCTTTATTAAAAGCCCAGAAAGAAGGGTATGAGTTGTGGGTTGGTCAGTTTATAGATGAAAAGGTTGCCGGACGATTGTTAAGTACGGATCCCAAGTATGTCAACTTTTCATATCATGCCTGGAATGTGAAAGATGGGAAGATATTAGATTACACATTGGGAAAAACTAAAGGGGCATATATAGGGAAGAGAATTAGCATCGAAGGATTAAAGAATGGAGCTGAGGTAAGGGATAAATTGTTTGCCATTTTGGAACAGGCTAAAACTCGAGCAACAAAGGTTGTGGCGACAGAAGCAACCCGTCAATCTCATATTCAGTTTGCTGAGATGAATATGGAAAAAGGATGGATGGAAAAGTCTGGTATTGAGGGTATGTTTAAGAGTGAGGGGTGGAGCAAAGAATATGTAGATGATGTTTTGAAAACGGCTGAGGCAAACTTGGCAGATTTTGAGACAAGATACCTTGCAGAAGAACCAACAAGATTGGGTTCTTTTCAGAAGAGCATAGATAAGTGGACGAAAGCCGTTGATAATGAAGGAAGGTTAGAAGCGGCTATAACTTTTACAGACAATCCCAAATTACAAAATTATCTACACGCCGAGTTATTGGAGTCAATGAAAGGAAAAGTTGGTTGGAATTACAAATCATTGAGGGAGTTCAGGGAGTCTGAAATTACAGTATGGAGAGTTGGTCCTATACGAGATGGTTTTAATAGTTTCTTTCTCAATGAAGGCAGTGCTACTAGTTACGCAAAAAGAATGGGGGTAGATACTCCCAGAAGGTATAAAATTCTTGGGAAGGATATAATTCCAACCCAAGCAGGATCAGGGGAATTATTTGCTTCGAGTGAGCATGTGATTGAAGTATGGAAAAAGTAGGTATAGACCTTTGGTTAAAAATTAATTTTTACCCTGCTAATTTCGCGTATACAAGGAGATCTTTTAAAAAAGGATAAAGGGTATATGTCTGATAAAATAACCAAGAAACAGGAAGAAGAAATTGTTTCGATAGAACAGGCTTTTAGCAAGGAATCGAAGGTTATTCAAGTCCCTGATGAGGAGATAAGAATGATTAAAACCTGGCTTCCTTATTATGAAGCCCAGATGGGTCCTTTAGAAGAATTTGAAGAGGAGGTGAGTAATTATGAGTAAAGGTTGGCATGGAGACTCGGCAGGTCACAGTAGGGCAGCAAAGAAAAGTGCTCGTAAAAAACGTACCCATTATTCTCCTATTACTACTTCTTCTATGTCGAGAAGTAAGGTTAGCGTCCAAGGATGGAGCCGGGCCAGAACACAAGCCTCAATAAAGAAGAAAAGAGAGGCAAAGGCGTTGAGGGATCTTAACAAACCCTTACTACCTAAGAAGAAAAAGGAATCATCCCGATCAAAGGATATAACAAGGTACTTTAAGAGTGTTAAAAGTTCTGCCAGAAGAAAAATGAATAGGAGTTAAGTAAATGATCAAAGTCACTGTTATGAAGGATGGCAAGGAAGGTACCATTGAATATTCGGAAGAGGACAAAACTCCGAAAATTAAGTTTCCGGATAGTCAAGTAGTTTCTGACATTATGAAACATCTTACTACGGAAAGAGAATTTAGAATTCCGGAATCCCAAAGAATTGATGACTATCGAATTGATAAAGTGGTGCCCACAACCAATGAGATGTATTTCAGTTTGGCTTTATGTACTTTGTGGGCTAATACTAACGTGTTTGTAGGATGGTAAATACTAAAGGAGGTGAAGCTTTGTTGACAAGGAGCCGTAGTATAAACCCAAAACCCTCAACAGTTTGGTCTGGAAAGACCATGGTAGTTAGACTCGGAAGAGTCGAAGAAAGGAGGCGGAAGCCATGAAATTGAAATTCGATGAAAATGGAGCAGTAGTAGTAGTTGAGAAGGAAGGTGTCCAGTTTCCGATATACGTCGATGACGATGGTAAGGAACTCGACGTTGATGTGCCAAATCTTTTTGCTAAGTTGGCAGAAGTCAATACTGAGGCAAAGAAGCACCGTCAAGAGAAGAGTGCTTTGAAAGAATCTCTTCAGATTTTTGAAGGGATTGAAGATTTGGCTAAATGGAAGACCGATGCTGAAGCGGCAATCCAGACCGTCAAGAACTATGACGACAAGAAGTTGGTGGATGCCAATAAGGTGGAGGAAATTCGGAAACAAGTTATTGAGGTAAAAGATGAGGAGATCAAACAGGTTCATAAGTCCTATCAGCAAATGAGAAGTGAGTATGATGTCAAGCTGTCGCAGAAGGACAATCAGATATATGAACTTGCAATTTCCAACAAGTTTGCCCAATCACCTTTATTCTCTGGCACGAATCGCAAGTACAAGATCCCAGCGGATATGGCTGAAGCAAAGTTCTCTCGTCAAATAAAACTTGAAGAGAGTAAGGACGGGAAACTGAGGGAAGTAGGTTACAAGTTGAATGGTGAGCCTATATATTCCCGAAAGAATCCTGGTGAGCTGGCCTACTTCGATGAATTTATGCCTGAGATTATCGACGAGTATCCTAATAAGGATGATCTTATTGAAACTGAGGCAGGGTCTGGTGCTGGTGGTGGTGCTGGCGGTGGCAAGAAAGGAGTCGACTTTGAACTTGCTCGGCTTAGAAGTTTGTATAAAGAGGCCACCGACAAGAAGGATGTAAAATCTGCTCTTACATTGAAGAATCGAATTTTTGCCCTTGAAACTCAAATTAGATCAAGGGGTTGATGTAACTGATTCTTATGTAAAGGAGTAAAAAATGGCGAATACGAACAATCCAGCAACAGTATGGAATTGCCCCAACTACACAGGTGAGTTGTTCATGATTGGGGCAAACCAGACACCTTTTCTTAACATGATTGGTGGACTTCAGGGTGATAGGATTCGAACCGTCGGAGACTTTCAGTTTCCGTTGGCTCAGCCTTGGGCCTTGCAGGGTGCCTCTCAACCGGCAATTTCAGAGACCACTTCTTTGACCGCTCCTACTGCTTGGACTTATGTCCGCGCACAGGATGTCAATACCTGTCAGATTTGGCAGACGCAGGTAAGTGTGTCTTATGCAAAACAATCAGTAACGGGTCAGGCGACAGCCGATCCCACAACAGGGTTGATTGACATTGGTGATATTCAGCCTGTTCAGAATGAAAGAGACTTCCAGATCATGGCACATATGCGTCAGATCAGTATCAATGTGGAGTACACCTTTCTGAATGGTGCCTATACCCAAATCATCAGTGCCGCTACAGCTGGTGGAACCAGAGGAATTATCACTGCGTGTACTACCAATACGGTAAATGCGGCAGCGGCAACACTTTCCAAACCGCTGATCGATCAACTTCTTCGTACGATGGCCGGCAATGGTGCCGAGTTTGCCCTCCCAGTAGTATTTTGCAACGCGTTCCAGAAACAAAAGTTGTCTGATATCTACGGGTATGCCCCCATGGATCGTAACATTGGTGGGTACAATATCAAGCAAGTAGAGACCGATTTTGCTATGCTGGGTATTGTTTGGGCACCTCAGGTACCTGCTGCAACATTACTGATCGCTGATCTTTCCGTTTGTGCTCCGGTTTTCCTTCCTG